AATAGAACTAAACAATAATCTTGAATACTGGTATGGTTATATAGATGCTAACTTAGTTAACTACAATAGAAGTAATATCAGTAATGTAAGTTTAGATAATACAACAATGGAAATGTTTATAACAAATACTGAAACTTTATTTTGTTTTGACTTCTATAAAAAAGGTCAAGTAGTTGGTAAACATAAAATCTTTATTGGAAATAACCAGCTTGAATTTGATTGGAACTTGCAGTTCATTCAGGAACTAATTAAAATGTTTAAAAGCATAGATATTAAAAATCAAGTTATATTATAACGTTCCCACGCTTGGCGACAGGCGGGGATTTTGAAAAACTAAATTTTATATAACATGAAAAGATTATTTGAAAAACTAAAGCTGATGTTTGCACGTCAACCCCGCTTGCGCCAAACGTGTGTTAGCGGGAGTGCTTGGGAGCATAAACTTATTGGTAAGAACAAACATAGTGTTTTTACTTGGTGTAAAGATTGCCATAGCGAAGGCGTAAATATTCCTTTTAATGATGAATGTGGTAATTGTGGAAGTAAAAACACGGTCAGATATTACGACAAAGAAACTATTGACTTGTTGTTTTAGCATTACCGCTAACTTACATCTTTGCGCTACTTTATAGCGTCTTATTTAAAAATTAACTAAAAACAAATATGAATTACACAAAAGGTGAATGGATTAAATCCGAAGGAAATACATCAACTTCAGTAGTAAATGTAAAACAATACAATGGTGAAGATGTTTATTATACTTCTGTTTTTACAGCAGTAGAAAGAGAAGCAAATGCTAAATTAATAGCAGCAGCTCCTGAAATGTTAGAATGTTTATTAAAGTTAACCAGTGATGAACATATTGAACAATCAACTTATAATTATTTTATAAAACAAGCAAAACAAATAATAGAAAAAACAAAATGAAAATACCCGAAACAATTAAAACTAAAATGAATGAGTATTACACTCATGGAGACCACACAAAGCTAAAGCGTTATGGAATTACAAAGAAAAAGTATTTCAGCTTAGTTACAATAGGCAAGGCTTTTAAAGAAGGCGAATGTAAAGATGAACTGTTGGATATAATAGACGAATTTTATAACTTAAAAATTAAAAAGTATGGAAAATAAATTTTATATAGAAGGATTAACAAAAAGAAGTTTGTATGCCTTAAATGATATTCATCAGAAAGAAAGTGAACTTTATGATACTGCAAAAAAATTAGCAGAATTAAAAAGATTAGAACTTTATGACCAAAATTTAACAGAAAAATACTATCTACTTCAAAATCAGATAGAAACAATTACAGATAATTTTTTAAATTATAATTCAGTTAAAAATTAATTATTAAATTTGCAATATGAAAACACAAGAACAAGCAATCCTAGATGCCTTATTAGGTGGGCAAGTTATTACAGGCTCAAATGCCTATCAAATAACTAAAAAAGAATGTGCCTGTGGCACTCTTAACCTTCACAAAGTATTAGCTAAAATTAGAAAGAAAGGTTACACTATTAATGAAGAATGGTGCATCAACTCTAAATCTAATACACGTTTTAAAGAATTTACAATAACAAATAAAAAACAAAAGAAAAATGGAAACTAAAAACAACTCAGGCGCAATCTTCAAGAATGCTAAAAAGACAAACGAGAAACAACCTGACTGGCAAGGAACAGTTAATGTGAATGGTAAAGAAATGCAAATTAGTTTATGGTTTAAGACCTCACAGAAAGGAACACAATATTTTAGTGCAGCATTCCAAGAACCATTTAAAAAAGATAATGAAACAAAGACTTACACAAATAAAACAAAGTACACACCTAAAATAGAAGATGATGGGCTACCATTTTAGTCTATTCACTACAAAAAAGTAAAAACAAAAAGAATTAAATCAATCTATTATGAAAACGAACGAAACAAAACAAGAAAAAGTATTATCAATTAACGAACGATTAATTGCTATTCAAACAGAATTAAAAGTTCCAAAAGGTAATTATAATTCATTTGGCAAGTATAAGTATAGAAGTGCTGAAGATATTTTAGAAGCCTTAAAACCACTTTTAAATAAATATCAATTAAGGCTTTCATTAACAGACGATATTTACTTTACTGACCATAAAATATTCATAAAGTCAACAGCATCTGTTTTTTTAAATAATGAATTTATTGCTGTAAATGGATTTGCAGAAATGAGCGAACATAAAGGAATGAGTAGTGAACAATGTACTGGCACAGCTTCAAGTTACGCTCGTAAATATGCTTTAAATGGTTTATTCTTAATTGATGAAACAGAAAGCGATGCTGACCATGATAATAAAAAAGAGGTTGCCCGTAAACCTGTTTTAAATGCAGATACAGAGGCTTTTGGTAAAGCTGTTGAGTATTTAATGAAAGGTGGCTCAATAGACGCTATAAAGGCAAAATATGAAGTTAGCCAGGAAGTAGAAACTAAACTAATAAAATCAATCTAATGGAAAATATAATTGTTAATTGGTCAGTAGTGAATGAAGAGCAAATTGAAGAAGTGTTTATTAAAATGAGATATTTTGAAGGAACTTGTGAAAGATGCAATTATTCAATAAAAAAATTTCATTCTGATGTTATTGGTTTTGCTATTAAAGAAAAATTTGTAAAATCAGATTGGGATATTAAAAGTTTTGTTTTTTCTTTAATAAACATTCCTTTTGATTATGAAAATATGACTGACAAACAAATGAAGTTTTTAAGAGCAATTTCAAAAAGATATTTAATAACTCCTTTAAAGTTCAAATTAGAAGATTATACTAATGAAAAAAAACAAATGAAATTTAATTAATTATGGAAAGCACAATTGAAATATACAGCCCTGAATGGTTTATTAACCGACAAGGTAATTTCACAGGAAGTGAGATTTGGAAGCTAATGAGTGAACCTCGTAGTAAAAAAGATAGCCTATCTAAAACAGCAGAAACTTATATACTCGAAAAAGTATGGGAAAAGTTAAGCGGTGAAGTTAAACAAGGCATAAATAACATGGCAACTGAATTTGGAAACGATAACGAGCCTATTGCTAAGAAATTTTACACATCTGTAACTGGCAATGAAGTTAAAGATAGCTTAATGCTTTACTCAAATGAAATAAATGGATTAACAGGCAGTCCTGATGGCTTAGTAGGTGAAGATGGGTTAATTGAAATAAAATGTCCTTTTAATGGCGCAAATCATTTAAAACATTGCTTTATTACAAACGATGAAACTTTCTTAAGTGAACAGCCTGAATATTATTACCAAATGCAATGCTATATGTTATTATCAGGCAGAAAGTGGTGTGATTTTATTTCTTTTGATCCACGTATTATTTCAGACTTAGGTTTATTTATTTACAGGGTAAATGCCAATGAAGAAATAATAGAAAAAATGACTGAAAAAGTAAAGTTAGCAAGGGAACTATTTAATCAATATTTTGAATCTTTTAATGGAAAGAAAGGTTAAAAATAAAAAGTGCAAGGAGTGTGGCGGAAACTTCACTCCTTTTAAAACCACTCAAGTTGTTTGCGGTGCTAAATGTGCAGCTAAATTAGCAGAAACTAAGGTATGGAAGGAAAAGAAAAAGGTAATGATTGAAAACACCCGTACCCGTACAGAATGGCTTAGTTTACTTCAAATAGTCTTTAACAAGTATATTCGATTAAGAGATGCAGATAAACCATGTATTTCATGTGAAAGACCATTAACAAGTAAATTTGATGCTGGACATTTTCTTAGTGTTGGCAGTTACCCAAACTTAAGGTTCAATGAAGATAACGTACATGGGCAATGTGTTTACTGCAATCAGCATCAGCATGGCAATCAAATTGAATACGGGTTAAGATTACCTTTAAGAATAGGTAATGATGCTTACAATAGACTAATGAATAAAAGAGGGGATGCGCTTAAACTAACCTTAGATGAAATTAAAGAATTAATTAAAATTTACAAATTAAAAATTAAAGAACATGGAAAAATCACTAACAACTGAACAGGCAAAAGTAGAATTTGAATCACATCTTCTAATTGGTTTATTCAAGTCAACAGTTGAGCAATCAACACAATTAACTGGTAAATTCAAACATAAAATGAAAGCTGATTTTAATCTATGGCAAAAGCAAGGCTTTAAAATAGTTGAAGAACTTGAAAAAAGAAACATAACAGATATTGAGTATTTAGATAAAATTGGCGATATTTACCATACTATGAACTCAAATATGCGTGAAGAATTTTATAAAGGTTTTGAAAGTTAAATAATTTTTGTATATTTGCACTATCGGAGTAACGAACCGATTTAAAGAAATACATCAACAATAAAACATTTAGCCTCTAAGTGTTCAGGTGCAGAGTTGATGCTGCATGGTTTCGTAAACCAACTGAACATTTAGGGGTTTTTTAATTTAATAAAAATGGAATATAAAAAGTTTTTAGAAAGTAAAAGAAAATCATTTATAGAAAGTGGTTTTGAAATAGATGAAAGTAAATTGAATAAAAATTTATTTGATTTTCAAAAGTATGCAGTTAAAACAGCTTTAAGAAAAGGTAAATTTGCTTTATTCTTTGATTGTGGTTTAGGTAAAACACTTATGCAATTATCATGGAGTGAAGCTGTTTATAATGAAACCAATAAAAAAGTTTTAGTATTAGCACCTTTGGCTGTCGTAGAACAAACAAAAGATGAAGCATTAAAGTTTGGAGTTAATTTAAATTCATTTGATATTACTAATTATGACCAATTAAAAAATATTGATACTTCAATATATTCAGGAGTTGTATTAGATGAATCAAGTATTTTAAAAGGTAGAGACGGTAAATTATCTTCAATGATAATAGATACATTTAAAAAAACACCTTATAAATTAGCTTGTACAGCAACACCATCACCTAATGACCATATGGAGTTAGGGCAACATTCTGAATTTGTTGGAGCAATGAGTTATTTAGAAATGTTATCAATGTACTTTGTTCATGATGGCGGTGAAACATCTAAATGGAGATTAAGAAAACATGCAAAAGATCCTTTTTGGAAATATGTATGTACATGGTCTATGGCATGTGATAAACCTCAAACATTAGGATTTAATCATAAAGGATATGATTTGCCTGAGATTGAATTTATAGAACATATTATACCAGTTGAAAATAATACTCAAACATTATTCGGTGATGTTGCAGTATCAGCAACTGATTTACATAAAGATTTAAAGAGGTCATTAGATAAAAGAATTGAAAAAACAAAAGAGTTAATTAATAATTCAGATGAACAATGGATTATTTGGACTTTAAAAAATGATGAAGCACAAATATTAAATAAAGAAATTAAGGAATCAATAAATGT